CTATCGCCAATACCGTTAAGGGAAGTGGCTGTTCCTGTGTTATCCTAATATATCCGTGCCTGCTAAATCCACCTGGGAAAGGAATTACCTTATCACCAGTAAACAATGGAGGGGGTTGTCCCATCGGGTCTGATGGCGTTCTGAATGGGATCGTGTCAAGAGTCCCCTCGCTGCTTCCTATATTAGCACCCAGGCTCTTATAGAATCTAACCATTATCTGATGTATCTTTTTCCGCTTACCCTGTGATGTACTTTCACCTTCTTTAGATTCAAGGTCCATCGGTTCAAGAATCGACTTAAACGGAAGACCAGCGATAGCTACGGAGGCGGCTGTTCCTACCGATACAGCACCGGAGGTAACAACTTTATCCGGTCTTACAGCCCCATCTGCAAGGATTGAAACCGTCCTGCCTTCAAGATGGTCAAGCCCTGTAACCTGTGTAGCTCCGGTTCCATCATACTTAAGTCCAGAATCCACAAACCAGCAATCTTCCTGTGCATCCTCGAAGTCCGGAGCTAAGTATTCAACATAATAATGATCTCCGTCAGCGAGAGTCCTTTTAACGATGAACCATACCTGATCATGGTCATCAACTGGGATAACCTCAACATCCTCAAACAATCCGGTACAGGTTGTGCTTCCGGTAGTATGTAAGTGCCATGCAGTTATTTCCTGCGCTTTGTTATAGGTAAACGCCACTATCGTTCCGTCATTAAGAACGCACCATAGAATCGAATCTGGTTCTTTCTGGAACGCATAAGACTTGATCCCTGTTTTGGTTACATGCTCTGCGAAAATAGTCAGATCGGGCGGATCGCCATAATTATCCTGGATATAATCATAGATCAATTCTCTTAACTTTCTTCCCGCACGTTGAACAAAAAGTATAGCATTAGCAACAGCTATACCAGCAAGAGCCGAACTGCCATACCTTGATATTCTTCTTGCCTTTCGTGCTGTTGGGGTTATAGCGACATCAGTAGAGCCAGAAGAAACAATCCATTCCGCTTCACCTGTGCCAACATGAAGAAATCTTCCAGCCAACAACCACCTTATGATACTGTTATCATCAAGGATAAGCACCATAGCGTCATCTGCCGCTGTTCCGGATGTCATATCATCCAAATTCCCAACTGCACTGAACCACATGGCCTGTGGTCTTTTTGGTGTAGCTGCATAAACTGATCTTTGCTCATAAAGTGCTACAGAACCAGGATAGCCACTTGCAGCAGACCAATCGGCAGGCTTGGCAATAAATGTTGATGTTGCAAGTGTCCATGCGGTATGTCCCGTTCTCGTAAGTATCTGTGGTGCAACTGCCGTATTTACCAACCGCATTGTGTCGGCGTTCTGTGCATATTGGAGCGAACCAAGCAACGCCGTCGTATATGGAGAGGCTATTTCATAAGGAGTTACCCCGCTTACTATCTGTCCGTTGTCCTTAAAGAACCGGATATAGTTTTGACCGAACTCAAGCATATAAGCCTGTTCAACATTAAACTGGAATGGAACCAACCTGGCTATCGTAGCACTTGATTTTGCTTCGGCAACGAACACAGTCCCAAAGCGTCGAGAAGCACCACCATGAGGATACACTATCATGTTCTGGAGGGTACGGCAGGCATTAAAATACTTGGCTAAGTCAACCCGCCCGTTAAGCCTTGGCGAAAAAATCCCAGCAGTAAAGCTTGTGAGTATCTGACTCGTTTTCATATTTAATTCCTTGAATCCAAAAACGTATCGTCGGACAATGAATCAGGAGTACCTTCCTGCGCATCAACCGATTTAGCCTGCCTTATCTTTTGCTCATAGAGTATCCACATCTTATCCTGTTGTGTAGAACTACCAGTTAAAGCATAGCAAATATCAGCGGCTAATCTTGCTGCGATTGCTTCCCTTAAAAGAACTTCCATTTCATTTACGTCTGTGAGTCTGGCTAAGTAAAGAATATTACAAGTAGGGGCGTTGGTCACAATCCATCTTCCTTCAACCTTCCACACATAATCTTCTTTCATTTCCAGAACTCGGAGACACAATGGATCAGTAGGGAGCGCGTACTTATAATCATATTCCCAAATAGGAGCAGATGCGCTTTGCGCTAACGTAGCTCTTGCCATTGCACAATTCCACGGATAAGCACGAATAGTGGCGTCCCTTATGTAGGCATATCTGCCATTGCATAGTCGGGCAGCTTCGTTATCTTCGGTCATTGAAATAATACTTTTCTGGCCTAACGAAAATAATGCCTGATTAACTAACCCGACAATACTGACGCCACCTGCAACAGTCGGGTCTGTAGTCTCTAAAAATTCACCTATAACATATCTATCAGCGTTCGCTAAAGTAACCCCTCCATTACAAAGCAGGGAATAGTTTATAGTGTAGTCGTATGCGGTAAAATCGTATTTATAAAACCCGTCCCCTGATTCAGTCATTGCTGCGCCACTAACGGCGAGGACACCAGTAGTAACATTCCTGATGTTTATGGTTGGCGTTAATCCACTTGCCGGTACGCCTGAAGTTTCAAAATACGATATTATATTCATGTCGGCTCCTTTGTCTGGCCTTCCATTTCTTGAATCTGTTTTAGTAAATCTATGGACTGTTGAAAATCAGGACAGATATGGAGGGCATATTTAACCGCAGACTTCGCCACCCCAAATCCGCCAAGTCTCAATAAAGCCCTTGCATACTGATCCGCAACACCCCACCTTACTTTTCCACCATCGTAGTTTTCCATACATCGAGAGGCATACTGAAACGCTATTTCTGGATTGTCAAAGACGTTGTAGTAATATCCTTCAGTTAAATAGATATTGTTATACGGGTCACATTTGATTGCATTGTTGATATAGGTTTGCTTTGTCTTAAGTGCTTCTTTACCAACATCGTCTATTAGTTGTGGAGAAACGGCAATCTTCACAGCTTGATCGTAATAAGAAAGTCCAAGCGTTTTAACCGCTACTTCGTAAAGTATTTTCCCGATAATAAGAATCAACGTTCCAGCAATCACTGGATCCATTGTCATTATCACCGCCGAAGTCCCCGCCATGCCTCCTGCCAACGCCCAGAATGGGAATGCGGTGTGGGCCTCTCTAAGGGGAAAAAAGAAAAGCCCATGCACCGCAAAGGCGACAATCGCACCGGCAAGGAGGGGGCTTGCCGCCCATAACAAGGAGGAAAAAATAGATATGAAGATAATATACCCGATAAGACCAAGTTCAAAGATGATTTCGAGATGGTCATTGTGAATACGATGCGAAGATTGCGATTCGACTTTAGGAGCATATTTGGTAAATAGTGTTCCTGCTATTTTGTTTTCTAAAAGTTCGGGAACGATTGCCGGATACTCACGCCTGAAGGTTCTCAAACCATATCCCGCCATTGGAGATTTACGAATAAGAAATAGTGCTGCTAATATAAAGGAAATTCTCCCGGATGTTGAGTTAAGAAAATCTGTACCTCTGGACCGACAGACCAACCATACTGCCGTTAGAATTACAGGGATGAGTGCCAACATCCATAAAGACTGCATACAGGCAACATACATGAGACCAAGCAGGACACCTACCTGTGCGCCTCTACACTTGCTTAGGGCGAGCGCAACAGAGATTACCAGTACCAACGGTGCAAGAAACCACGATACGTTGAACGTGAGCCATGCACCGGCGAATAATGGGCAAAGCAGAAAGGCGCCGATATGGTTTCCATTCCCAAAGATAAAGTTTTTCTTCTTCGGGTCTGTTGATTTAAAGTAATACAGTTGTGCAGCAGCGAAGATGAGTCCGGGGATGAAAACCATCCACAATAGTTCATTAAGTTCCATGCGTCTTGCAACAAGGAAAACCACCAGACAGCATAACATCATGTAAAGGTCTTGACTACTTTGCCGTGAATTACTCCAGAACATAGAAGCAATCATCCATAAACCGAAACACAATACGCAGATTGTCGTTGTATCCCACACAACAGGCAAAGTATTGGTCAATAAACACATTATCAAAAATACTCCAGTAATTAGCATTGCCACTAAATTTCTACCTTCTTCTCTTTGCTGCCATGAGAAAAAAGGTATCACCGCCGCAAGTATCAAAATGTAAACCTCTCCGAACATAATCCCCCCTGGTTAAAGGGCAGGGGATTTTTAGTCCCCCACCCCGTGGTTAAAGGTTACGGGTTAGTCACTACCGCAAACGTACACGTTGCCGCTGCAATCGCGGTGATTCGGATAAGATTAACCAGTGCCGCCGTATTGTGAGCCACAATAATAACGTCTCCTGCCGCCATTCCGGGGCAGTTGGCCGTATTAAAAGTGGTCAGCAATGTCGCGGATGTCAGACTGTCCGCCGTGTTATAGATATAGAGCTTGGTCGGCCCTACGGCTATACAATTCAAACCTGCTGCTGCGAATGCCATAATATCACCTCCTTAAGCCAGCAGTGCGGTTGAAGCCTCGGAAGCAGAAATCTTCACGATTCCCTTTTCGTCGATTATCACCGCACCACAGGACATCATTGAATTAACCAGCCATGCCGCCTTCTGCGGAACCCAGTCAATCAGGGTTGTAATTGCCGCGTTCTCCGCAAGACCAACAGCAGAACGATGGTAAAGGAAACACGACCGGGTCGTTGTGGACAGAGGACACCGCGAACTGAAGAACCACTTAATANCTTTTCACTTCGGCAATATTGATAAACTCCTCCCACTGCTGCGCACCAAGAACAGCCCAGCGATCACCATCATCCGGCACATCGTTGGCATTAAGTGCCATAATCGCCTGAAGAAGTTTGGTTTTACTCAACCCATCACTACCTACAGCGATAGCGTTCGTAGTAACCGCATTCATAACTGTGAAGACACGGTCATCCACTTCTCTTCCGAGCGCACCGGCGCCTGCACGAGCATAAAGCTGGCGTTCATCAATGTTGTTCTTGATGTCGTCGAGCTTGTCGATGTATTCCGGCGCGTACTTATCCGTACTGGTCACGTCCTTGTAGGCATGGACGGGATTCATCGGGACAACATCGCCGTTGCGGGCCTTGTCAGTTGCGATTCCTGCACCAAGGGTCGGGAACCGGGCAATCTGACCGGGATTGAGACTTTTCAGACGAACTGTGTTGCGGAGTTTGGAACCGAACTGCTGATATGCAGCATGAACGTCACTGTCATAATCAGTGATAAAACTTTGGTCAATGGTATTAGCCATTTTCGTTCTCTCCTTTCAAAGACATTCAAAACACTGCTGCTTTGGTTGCCATTCAGAAGGGAACGATTGCCGCAAAGGGTCGTTTCCTGCTTTGTTGGGCCTTGCTTACGGTGGCTAAAGGGTTAAGGTCAAGGGTTAGCTATTCGCACCCAATGATTCCGCGTATGCTTTATTATATGCTTCGACCTCCTTTAAATATGCCGGGTCTCTATTTTCGTATCTCTTATCAAGTTTCATGCTAATTAACTTTTCTCTTGTAAAGGTTTCCCCAGCGTAGCGTTGGCTCGTATCCCTTGCAAGTGAATGCTCTCCTAATGCCTGCGATGCTTTAAACATTCCCCTCACAATCGCTGGATGATTTGCCAATCCGGTATCCTTCAACATCTTGTTGAAATCTGATCCGAATATCTTATCTATCGCCGAATCAGCTTGTGAGAGATTCGCATCAAAATCCTTACCCCACTCCTTTTTCATTTCTACGGTTGAAGAATCAAGAAAATCCTTTGCCGCTTTTTGGTTCGTTTCATGGACTGTTTTTTCCATTTCATTCCATGCAGAATGAAGCGCAGAAATCTGCTTCTTCGTCATCCCCTCCCTATGGGCTATTTCTGCAAATGCTTTAGTTCTACCTTCGTCATAAGTCATTCCTTCCGGTAGTTCAGGGGCAGATAACTCATATCCTTCTATCGTATCCGGCCTGCCCAGTGCCTTGTAATAAACACCTAATTCTTCAGGAGTAGCATTCTCGCCGGGGACTATAATACCCTTAGCGTTTCTTAACCGGCTTGCGTCCTTTTCAAGCTCTATATAAGACTTCGCTATACCAGCAGGGTCTTTAAACTTGTGGAGTGTCTTTTCCGCTTTCAGTTCCGCCGGGATCCACGCGGGGCTTCCATCCGGGTCTGGTTGCACCGAACTTTGGCTTTGGTCGCTTGTACTTTCGTTTTGGTCTTGGTTCACTGATTCTGTCATCCTTCTCCCCCTCCATTTCTAAAAGTTCAATAATTCTTAACCCTATAATAACTAATTCATCGCTTTGGTTGTTGAGACTGTTCTTTATGGCGTCTCTTATCTTATCAATCCGTTCCTTCATGAAGCAAATCCGCTATTATCAATTCTTGATTCTTCACTTCCTGTATCATACCATCTGTTTTCTTCTTCTGTTGGCATTCTTTTTCCTAACCATTCAGGACTTTCCTGCCAATATTTTTCAGTGATATGCTTGTTCCTCGCTAAAAAATCTTCTATTTCAGTTTTCTTCTTCATCTTCCCCCTCTGTAATATCAGGCGGTTCTGTCAGGCACTTCTGTATGTCCAACCAGATACTTCTCCGCCCTTCTTTTAATATCGTGTAAAATGGATCGACCCTTCCATCGTTACTCATAATAGCAGACGATGAATTTTGACCGCACATCTTCTTTAATTCAGAAAGAACCGAAGCACCCTGCTGTGTACCGAATACAGCGAACCATCTTTGATACCGTTCAAGTCTTTTAGGGTCTTTCATCTCCCCTCCCCTATGTTGCTATGTTCCCACTCAATGCTCCGAGCAACCCTGCATTAGGATCGGTCTCAGAGGCTATCTGCGCCCCCTGAAGTGTATTACCTATATCCTGCGTCATCTTTGCTTCAGCTTCAGCTTGCGCCCTCTCCGCCCTTATCTGCTTTACCTTCGTCGGTGTCTCTGATACTTTCCTTAAAGCAGGATACAGCACCGCGATCGTCTCATAAAACTTATCGGAACTAATATTATCTACCATCTCAGGCTTAATCTGCGCCGCCGGCAGAAGCATGGAAAAAGCGTTCTGAAGTTCCTGTGACTCATAAAGCCTCTGCGCCTTAGCAATCGGCGATAGATAAACAATCTTAAAGTCAACAACTCCGCCCATTGTAGCCATAAAAGCACTTAACTTTGGGAACTTGTTAGCTCTAAAGAGTATCCAGAACGACCTGATAATTATAGGTTTTAAAAGCTCCTCCATAAACCTGTTTAAAAGTGGACCAAGTATCTTCAGGTTTTCACTGGCTATCTGTATAATCTCCTGCGCTGTGCGCGGCTGTCCCTCCTGCTGTGTCCTGAACTGCTTGTAGAAGAAAAACTCCCTTATCTGGTTACGCTTCTGTTCGCACTTCGCCTCGAAGTTTGGCAGCATCTGGAACTGACCAGAACCATAAAGAGGTTTAGGCTCTGCACCTTGCTTATCCCAATTTGAATTATAAGTCACACCTCCAGGCCCAGTCTTGACTGGAAGCGAATATCCTTCGTCTGGTAATACTAACGGTGGATCAGTAGCTTTTTGCCACGCCCGGAGTCCCGTCTTTTCCATCGTATTGAGCATCTTGACGTCAGGCAGTGCGTTCCATCCCATACCCCTTCCGTATCCGTCACCAGACATAAGAAATAGTCTCGGAACAGCATAGGGCATTTCGTCATAACCACCCTCATCAATTACATGCTTTTCATCCTCAGCTATGTAAGCTGAAAGGATTGGCTTATTTTTACTGTCCTGTTTGTAGTCCCCCTTCTTGTCCATTTCCCTATCTGACCGGGGATAGATTACATGGATTATCTTAAACTCTTTATCCTTGGAATCATTTGTCGTTTCAAGCGACTTTTTCATCTGTGGACTAAGACCATCAGGCCACTGTTGCTTCACCTGCCTTGCGGTCATGTTATAGTATCTAAAAACAGTATCTACGTTCCCCTCTGAATCTTCGTCAGTGAATATCTGCCTTAAAGGAATTGGCTGAAAATTAAGCGCGGTTTTCTTCCCCTGCCCGATAAACAGACCAGATTCGCCAAACCCGATTACTTCTTCATAGACACCATCTATATTAGTATAAAAGTTACTCGAATGATATTCCTGAGACATTATATCATTTACTTCCAAAAGAGCTTCCTGAACATTAGGATTCTTGTTTAGCTCTTTATTCACCATCTCTATGCCATGCCACGGAAGAGCGGCGTTGGTCAACATACCATTGATGCCAGCTTTGCATACATTAATAGCGTCTATGGCTGTACCATCAAAGATTTTATCCATCGTCTTCTTGCCGGGTGTTTCATCGCTAAGAAAACTCGGACGATTCGGAAGCATATAGTCCCTGATTTCCTGCCATACAGATTCAGAATTGGCGCGGATAGACTTCTTCTCTTTCAGCCTCGCTATGCAACTTTCAATTTCTATCTTTGTCATTCCGGGCATAGGTCACTCCTATCCGAACCATGAAAGGGTCAAATCACCACCATCGGGAGAGATAATCCCCAATCCGGAAACGCCCTTAAGCGACCGAAGTTTTGGATTCTGTTCAAGAGCAGTTCCATCAACCACACTTCCCGCATAGACCGCAGAGGTTAAAGTAGCAGATGTGTATCTAATGAAGAAATCCACGGCAGTGGCGGGGGAAAATAACACATGCTTTGCACCCGCAGGAACGGCAAGCGTCACTCCCGCATCCGCAACCAATTTTAAGTAATCCACATAAGACGGTTGTCTTATACCGTCCCCTATCCTTCCGCTTCCGTCCTCTGTAAAGACCAATGGAATCATTTCATCCTCCTGTTATTACTCAATTACTGCCCTAAAAGCGTTTTGAGCTTAGTTGGAGCCAGCCCTAACAGCCCCCCTTGGCTTGTTGCATAAGGTGAAGTACCCCTACGTCTCGCTGCGAGATCAGCAGCCGCCTTTGTCGCTGCCGCATCCGCCGCCGTTTTATCAGACACTACTTTTGCTGCTGCTTTAGCAACCGCTTCTTCTTTTGCAACAGTCGCTGCTTTAGCAACCGCTTCTTTTTCCCCTGCGGCCTTTGTAGCCTCTTCCGTTGCCTCCCGTGTGGTTGCTTCAGCCCTGGTTTCAGTCATGGACTCGTTCCATTCAGAATAAGGTTCGGTTCTAAACCATGTGGCAGGTCTTGTTATAGTATGCCACCACTGTTTCGGCGTTCCCGTTATGCTTCCCATATCATCACCTATTTATAATTAATCCATTTACGCTCATAACTTTGTTGTCAAAGTCACAAATAACAGTCTTGCAGGGTGGGCAAAACATCGCACATCCCACAAAAACCGCTAAGACCAATACTATCATTAAATACTTCATGTCCCCCCTCCTATCCAAAAGCTACTTGTCCCATATCAGCCTGTGGCAATTTAGCCATCCTCGATACCCTGTCATACGGGTCTTTCCACTGCGAGTTCCTTAAAACTATTCTATAAAGCACTTCACAGAAATCATCATTCTCCTTAGAAGGCTTCAGGGTCTCCGGGTCATACATCCAATCCTCTACCTGTTCTATCACCGGCCCCAAGTCCTTAAAGAAATACAACGCTGGCATTTCGTTCTCGGTCATTAAAAGATCATTCGTTAGTGCTATACCATTATCCTTGTCTTTTGACGCAGTGTCAAGCCGATAATTATAAGACCTGAAAACCTTCTCCATTATCTTATATACTGTCTCAGCTTCAATATGTGCATTCTCATCGCCTTTGGAAAGGGGATCAATAGTAATAGAATTAACAAAAAGCTCATTGGTCCTCACTATCCTTACGATTTCTTCTGCAATATATTTAGGATTTCCTTTTTCGCTTATCATGTGGCAGGCATATTTAATGTTGTTTGGTGCAGTAGCTACAAAAAGAACCGCCCACGCCTTAGACGGATGAAAGTCAATCGAAATATCAGTTATCCAGTTAAGTGGAATCTTAAACCTGTTCACGACATGAACATCACGATTGAACGAAGGAAGAACCATATTACTATCGTCATCCCCACCTTCAATCCTTGTAGTATATTCGCTTTTCTTTAGACCCTTGGCAAAAGTATTTACTCCGTCAATCGTCAGGCCACGCTTTATAAAATCCGTAACTTCACCACATTTATTGCATAGGGCTACAAGCGCATCTCCTTTATTGACCATCCTCTGTATATACTCTCCGCACTTGCACAACGACACATTGCCCCACATGGAACCGCCAATGCTAACCAATGAAGGATCAGGGGACCCGTCAGGCAACCGCATCTTAATAATGTCCCGCTTCATCCATCCCTTACTGACAATGGTAGCCACAAATAACTCCCTACCCGTCCTATCAATAAGACCACGAATAGCAGCCACCCGGTTGTCCCTTCTCGGCGGTTCATCCCAAATAATCAAATCGTACTGATCCCCCTCAAAACTTGTACTCTCCTGATTATTAGAATAAATATGCAACTGACTCTTAGTATTGGGATCTGTCCATTGTGCCTTGACGCCCTGATTATTCTTCTTAGTGCAATCACCGATCTTACCCCAATGAGCAGGCCACAAAATCTCTAATTCTGGCTCCACTACCTTCTGTATATGAGATTCCCAACCCTGCCCTACATAAAGAACCTGCCTGGGGTTATTATGTGGGAATAGAATCTTCTCACCACTCCACAGATATTCGCCCCGCATAACACACAAGGCCAGTATCAATCCGATTGTCGTGTTATGATGGACAAGTCCTCCGGCAAAGTAATTATGATATTTTCCCACTTGACAATCGTAAACGTATTGTGGCATAATCTCATTTATAGAAACAATATGATTATCATCAACACACAAGGGAGGGTAAACACATGGCAAGACCGAAGACTTATAATTTTGAGATTGACCAAATCCGCAACTTAATTGAAGATCAGAAAATCCAACTGTGGAAAGCGGCTGATATGCTGGGTACAAGCACGGCAACGATTGAACGATTCTGTAAAAAGCATTCTCTAAAGACCCAAAAACGTGGGTCAAGGAAAGAAGCACAGAGTGGGGGATGGAACGGAGGAAGGAATATATCGAATGGATATCTATATATTTATTCTCCTGAACATCCGAACCGGACAAAACATAATTATGTTTTCGAACATCGTCTCGTAATGGAGAAAAAAATTGGAAGGCTTTTACTTCCTGCTGAAAAGGTACACCACCAGGACGGAAATCGTTTGAATAATGACCCTGATAATTTGATTCTCTTTCATACAAATGCTGACCATCTTCGTTTTGAGCTGAAGGGGAAATGTCCGCAGTGGTCGTTGAGTGGTCGCGAGGAATGGAGGAAAAAGAAAACGAAATATTCCGGCAGTTTCCTGGAAAGAAAGGCGCAAGCTGTTCAACAGTGGCGTATTCGCCAGAAGTTGTCAAAATACGGTGATGATCCGCAGGCTCAACCCACCGACCGTCAGACATTGTAATCCGGTAACACTTGTGGAGGCCTTCTTTCTTGAACGGAGCGGAGGCCTTCGCAACTACCTTATTCTCGCCATCCCATGCGTAAACATCAAATAGCTTCCCGCGTTCATATAACTCCCCTATCTGCACTTCTCCAGAGGGAGTTTCGATAAGTGTTCTATATGTTACGCATTTGCCCTTACGATTTCCACCAGTGAACGTGAACACCTTCTTCTCTGTTTTCCCCCAAGCATCAAGAAGTTTCTGCTGATCAGGATTAGGATACCAGATATCACCTTCACAAAAATGATATACACGGTTAGCCCAAAGCTCTTTTTCAAGCTCAGCAAATCGCTGCCTGATCTTATCCACTACATCTTTACGCTGTCCTACCATTGTCCCCACGGCCTCATAAAAGCACTGTTCTCTAAACCCTTAATGTACCCGATAACCTGCTCCGGGTTTCTTGCAATCCATTCCGCCAACTCCCGATCCCTCTTTTCCTCCCGCTCCTTCGAGAAACCAACCAACCGATCCAACCACTTCATACCAACCCCCTCATTTAAACTTCTTCACCTTACCTTTAATCATTTTCCACTCAAACGGACTGTACCCACTTTAGGTACAAATGCACCCATTCCAGGTACAGCTAAAAAATGGGTGGGTATTCAGGTCGCTCGGTTGCATGATTAATCTCAATCGGTCAACGCCTCGAAAAGCCCGATTTATTAGGAAGTACCTTACCCCGTTGCATTGTTACTCCTTCCGCCCCATACTACGTCCTTTGACGACCGCCCTCAATGTACCCACCCACAGTACTACTGTTTCTTCGCCATCATTTTAAGATGTTTTCTCTGACGACAAGCCTTGTTCTTTTCTCTACAGCCTTCAGCACGATACCGAGCGCACTTAACCTTATTCCTACCATGCTTCTTGTCACCACCACTACTCTTACGCTGTTTCCCCTTCCCGGCCTGTAAAAGAACCTCTCTAACTGTTTTTCCCATGACAAAAACCTCCTATTATTTAGTCTATGTCATGGCACACCTCCACTTAATTCTTTATTCATAAATTATCCCTTCTCACTAAACTTCCTGCACTCAACTACCCTCAGAATCCGCCAATCAGGAATAACTATCTTCTCCACCGCCTTAACAGCATCTGCCTTCGTCTTTATGATAGGCGTTACACAGGGCGTTACCAAAGGCGTTACATTCTTACAGGGCGTTACATCATCGGTAACGCTTTTTAACCTCTCCCGGTAACGCCTTACCCGCAGTTTCGTCGCCTCCCGCTGCTTCTCAATGTCCTTATACATCAAAACCCCTTTTTATAATTTTCGTAAAGATATAGGGGACATACGATTCAAGGCCACCGGCCTCAAACCCGGGTATGGGGTGTCATCCTACCGATAAATCTATGCCGTATAACGTGCATTATGTCAACCAGCACCGTAACTACTTGTTATCATTACCTGCATCTGATAGCATTGCCCTCAGTTCGGCCAGCTCTGCCC